ACTCGCCAGCGAGTGATCCGGCCAAGAATCTGCCCGTTGAACGAGCAGGTCGAGCCCTGCGACGAAGGAGTCGGCATCGAGTCGGCCTCCTACGGTCAGGCCGCGTAGTCGCTCGAGTAGTTGGCCGACCACTTCTCCAGCTCGCCCGCCGAGTCGTCGCCGGTGCTGTCCATGCACTTGCAGGTCAGGCCCTCGGCAGTGATCGTCGAGCCGACCGTGGGCTTCGTCGCGCCGAGGCCCTCCATCGTGACGGTGACGACTTTCCCGGCCGCGTTCTGCCCCAGGTCGGGGAGGCCGTTCTCGTAGGTCCGGGCCGAGCCGTGGGCCAGGGCGAGCGTGGAGTTTTCCAGATGTGGCAGCACGTCGGAGCCGCGCGTGGCCTTGACGGTCACCTTCGTGGCGCCGCTCACGCCGTAGGCGTTGAACCCCTGGGAACTGGTGTAAGTGGGATCGGGCACTGCTCGCGCTCCTTACGATGCGGGGTAGAACGAGAACTCGGCCGAGTAGGTCGCGTACTTGCCGACCTCGTAGGATTTCTCGTAGCTCTCGCAGATCCAGCCGGTGTTGACGTTGTTGGCCGTCAGGGCGAGCGTGGTGTCGCTCTTCAGGTTGCCGGTGACCGAGCAGGTCTTCGTGGCCGTGGTCTTCAGGGTGTCGATCAGGGGCGGCGACGCGTATTGCTTCGACGCGTCCGCGAGCGTGGTCACGTCTTCCTTCGGCGTCGCCGTGGCGACCTCGACATCCTTCAGCGAGACGGTCTTCGCGCCCGACGGGATCGTGGGGACGCCGGTGCTGGGGATTGAGGAAATGGGCATCCGTTCCGCTCCTGGTGTTCGTCGTCGATTTTAGGGGCCGCCGCCGCTGCCGAATCTCACTCGTTCCAGCGGATCTCGACCGAGAGCTCGGCCGTGTAGGTCGGGGTCTCGCGGCCTTCGAGGTAGTCGGGCTGGCCGTCCCGCTCGTCGAGGACCATGCAGTGCTCGATGGTCGTCCCGTAGGCCGTGCCGGTGAACTTGTGGATCGCCGCGGTGATCTGCCCGGCGAGCGTCCATGCCTGGACGTAGTCGTCGGCGTAGACCGCCACGAGGAACCGGGCGACCGGGTTGATCTGGTCCTCGGCGGGCGTCGCCGAGAACGTGTCGGCCAGGACCTGCTCGCGGCCCGTCGCCTCCCGGGCGTAGATCACGAAGGGCGGGGCCTCGGTGCCGGTCATGCCGACGGGCCACGCCGTCACCGACGTGGCGGCCTCGATCGCTTCCTTCAGCCAGACATGGGGGGTGGGCATGGTGGCTCCTACTTGGGGGCGACGCCGGCCGCGAGGCCGCGCTTCGACATGCCTGGGTTCATCTTCGACGCGAGCTCGTTGGCGGCCTTCTCCAGGGCGAGCGACATCTCGGCCGCCAGCTTCTCGGCCGACACGGATCCGACCTGGCGAAGGGTCATCGCGACCATTCCGCGGGCGAACGAATGCTGCGTCCCGAACTCCAGCCAAATCGCCTTGCGACCCTGCGAGATGCCGTTGTAGGGATCCTTCTTGTCGGACCGATACCCGACGACGCCTGTCACCGTTGACCCGACGCCCTTCGCGCGGATGTAGGTCGACTTGATCGCGACCGAAGCCCTGAGGCTGCCGCCCTTGATCTTCGTCACGCCGTACTCGCCGCCCGGCCGCCGGCTGTTGAACACGATCCGTTTCCCTCTCTTCGGCGTGTTTTTCTTGAGGACCGGGACAACGGCTTTCATCGCCCGCTTCACGGCTGCGGACGCGTGCTTCCTGGCGATGTGATTCGGCAGGGCGTCGAACCGCTCCATCAGGGCGGAGATCTGCCCGTCGATGTCTCCCGTGCTCAAAAGGATCATGCTGCCTGCTCCTCGACGGTGAGCTCGAGGTCGTCGGCCCCGACCATCTCGACGACGGCCGAGACGTAGAGCAGGCGATCGCCGCGGGCCGGCCACCGTAGCCGCATCGACCCGGTGACGCCTTCTCGGTAGCGGGTGTAGACCGTGGCCGTGATCCCGCCGCCGACCTGCCCGCGGCGGGCCTGCTCGGAATAGCTCGTGGCCTCGTAGGACCCGAAGATCTTCGCGACCGGCTCCCACGTTTCGACGGTGCCGCCGGCGGCGTTCCGCGAGCGGACGGGCCGCTCCAGGATGAACACCTCGCGGTAGCGGCCGGCGGCTCTCGCCATCACCAGCCCCCGTTCCACGAGGACGCCGCGAGGAGCGTCTCGAACGCCTGGGGCAGCTCGCCGCCGCCTTCGGTGTTCAGGACGCCGCGGTTCTCGAACTGGTGGTTGACGTAGGCCAGGATCGCCGAGCGGACCATCGGCTCGATCGGCGTGCCCGGGGCGACGCCGGCCCAGTAGGTGACGACGACCTTCGCGAGCGTGGCCTCGTCCAGCGTCACCGTCGCCGGGAACGCGTCCTGATCGACCTCGTAGGCCGACGCGTCGAGGGCCGTCCCGTTGACCGTGACCGCGATCGGGTAGGTGCCGGAGATCAGGACGGGCGGGGCCGGCAGGTGGAGGACCCTGCCTCCGTCACGCCAGGTCGCCCGCCGCTGCGTGGCGACGAGCGTCACCGAGAGCCGGCTCTCGACCAGGCCCCGGGCCGCGGCGAGCTTGTCGAGGAGGAACCGGTCGAACTCGGTCTGGTCCTCGAACATCCCGCACTGGACCTTCGCCTCGGTCAGCGAGACCGGTTCGACGAGGGGCCACTGGAGGACACGGACGGTGTCGGGCTTCGCCATGATCTCCTCCGGTGGTCCCTATAGGCAGAGAGCCGGGGCCGGCATCCCTGCCAGCCCCGGCTCCGAAAGCGTCAGCCCGGCTCGGATCACGGAGTCTTTGCGAGACGAGCGACGAACGAGGGGCCGAAGTTGCTGATTCCGAGCCGAGTCGACGCCACGAAGAGCGTCTGGCGGCTGCGGACGAGGAGCTCCTTCGCCACCGTGATCTGCACGCCGTCCTGGGCGAGGCCGACCGCGGTGGACCGGCTGAAGTCGCCGTAGAGGGCGTAGGTCGTGCTGGGCATTCCCTTCGCGATGTAGACCGGGGCACCGAAGATCGTCGGCACCACGCGGCCGCCGCCGACCGTCATGGTCGTCTGCTGGGACGACCAGAGCTTCATGAGATCGACGTAGCCCCGCTTGCTGCAGACCCACGAGCCCGTGCCCATGATGGTCTCGTCGACCAGGCCGACCACGTCGGCGAGGTTCGCGAGGGTCGTCAGGGCACCGCCGGTGGCGACGGTGATCGTGTTTCCGCCCGCGACCGCGGCCGGGAGGCCGGTGATCGTCGGATTCGAGCCGTTGCCCGTGAGCCACATCGTGTCGTACCAGACCGCGATGCCGTGGGCGACGCGGTCGGCGATCAGGCCGGCCACGTCGATCGGGGAGTCGTTCAGGAGGGCGTTCGACACCGCGACCGAGCCGCCGGCCTCGAAGAGAGTCAGGTCGTTCGAGGTCGTGGTCAGGTCCTGGTCGGTGAACGCCGTGCCTTCCGCGGCGAAGCCCACGGTGAAGTTGCCGGACTGCGGCAGCTTCAGGGTCTGGGCGTTCGGCCGGTAGATGCTGGCGACCTGGACGGCCACCGACTTGTACTGGAGCAGGTTCACGATCGCAGCGTTCAGCTCGGCGACAACGTACTCCGCACCGGTGCCGGCGTAGAGCGAGCTCGTCTCGCCCATGGCCCGGGTGCTGACCCCGGCCATGCGGGCGAAGTGAGCACCGACCGCGGCAGCGGCCTTCGTCGACCGGAATGCCTTGACGCCGGCCCCGAGGTCGGGGACGTAGGCACGGTCCTCGGCCCCGAAGCCGGGGATCTCGGCCGCCTTCGGCGAGCTGGGCGAGGTGCCCGTCACGCCGCGGAGGGCGGCGAGCTTCTCGTCGAGGGCCCGCTCGGCGGCCGCTTCCTTCGAGATGTTGTCGGACTGCTCCGACAGGGCGGCGAGCCGCTCCTCGATCCGGGTCCGCTCGGATTCGTCGGTAGTCTCGACCGCGCGAAGGGTTTCGATCTCGACGGAGACCTTCGCGGCGTCATCCTGGAGGCGGGCGAGCTTGGCCGACGGCATGGGGGAGTCCCTTCGTGTTCGTGTGGTGTCCTTACCGCACGCCACGATATGACCGCCCGCCGCGGCAGAATCTCGACCGTCCTACGGTAGGACGATCAGCGAGGGGGACGCGTACCAGACTGCACTCCGCCGAGCCGACCGATCGCCTCGTGGATGTCGCGCTGCCCGGCCGCGATCTCCTGGAGCGTCTCGGCCTGGCGACTCTGCGTCTCGCCGAGGGAGCGGAGCGTGGCCGATGTTTGGTGGAGGTACTCGGTGTGGCTCTCGACGATCGGCACGACCACGGTCTCATGGAGCGTGGCCGAGGCCTGCCAGAACATCCAGAGGATCACGGCCAGGACGCCGGCCGGGATCCCGATCGTGTTCAGTAGGGCCCCGGTCGGCCCGAGGGCCTCGACGATTTCCGTTCGCGTCACGATCCGCTCCTGCTGTTCAGCCACCGAATGACGAGGGCCTGGACGATCGCCGAGATCGCCCAGACGAGGACCAGCGTGGTGAACGCCATTCCGCATTGTTCGGCATAGACGGTCCGGACCCGCCGCTCGACACGGCGGCTGATCGCGTCGACGTGGTGGTCGCACCAGCCGGCGGCGAGCTCGCCCTCGACGGCGTCGATCTGCGAGAGGGCCACGCGGACGAGCGCGTCGCACCGCTCGCGGCCGAGCATCGACCGCCGCAGCGGCCGGTTGCCCAGGGCCTGCCAGACATCCTCGCGGGCCCGCTCGAGGTCGCTCACGGTTTCACCTCGCATAGCGTGGCGACAGGGGCCTTCCGGTCGGCCTCGGCCAGGAACAGGGCGAGCCGCGTCGAGCAGGACCCGACGGTCCGCCCCCGGGCCTGGCCGAACAGCACGCCGGCGAGCTGCCCGTCCTTCGTGAACATGGGGCCGCCCGAGTCGCCCTGCCGTGCGGTGCCCGTCATGTCGACGAACTGCGCGGGGTGCGATCGCGTCGGCGAGCCGAACTCGACGACCGAGCCGTCCATCTCGCGGTAGACGCCGGCCGGACCGTAGCCGGCGATCGTCAGCCGGTCGCCGAGCCGGGGGGCCTGGGCCGCGATCGTCGCCGGCTCGGCGTCGGGCCTGGGCACGGCCAGGGCCGCGAGGTCCCAGTCCTGGTCGAACGCCACGAGCCGTGCGGGCCCGACGGTGCCGCACGGGAACGCGACCTCGAGCGTGCCGCGGTTGGCCCGGACGACATGGTAGGCCGTCAGCACGAGGGCCGAGGATCCCGAGACGCGAACGAGGACGCCGCTCCCGCATTCGAGCGAGGCCCCGGCCTGCGAGACGACTCGGCAGACGGACGGCCGGGCCCGGCCGCGACGTGCCGGCTTCGTCACCTTGTCATGTTCTTCGACAGGAAAACTGCCGACTCTGTCACTTTGCGGCAGGTCGGCGGTGGTGCCGGTGCCTTCGCACCGCGGGCACGGGAAGAAGAGCGGCACCTCGCCGACGACGCGGGTGCCTTGGCAGTTGCCGCAGTCGGCCGCGAGGGCCGCACCGGCGAGGATCAGCGAGACGAGGATCGACCGCATGATTCATCCGGCTGGCCGGCTCCAGTCGTCGGGGAGAGTGACGGACGCGATCGCGAACGAGCCGCGCCACGCCGAGCGGGCGGTCCGCTCGGAGTCGTATCGCGTCACGTCGTAGGAGTCGGGGTAGGCCATGAGACGTTGGTCGGCGACCCATCGAGCCCACCCCACCGCGTGGCCGCGGCGGCCCACGCTCACGACCAGGCCGCGGAGGACGCAGCAGACGGCCTCCTCGTAGCTCTTGGGGAAGATCACCTCGAGCGGGCGGAAGTGGCGGGCCGTTTCCTGCCAGCCCTCCGGGAACCGCGAGACCGGGACCCACGGACCGCCGGACTGGTTCGAGTTGCCGGCTCCGGACGTGCCGGTGAGCGTGTGCGGAAGGTGATACTCGGCCGGCTGGATCCTGTCGGGGAGCATCCCGCGGCGGACCGCGATCTCCAGGACCGCCCGCACGTTCGCCCCGCCCCAGCGGTCGGGATTCGCCTCGGCGTAGACCGAGAGCGGCGAGAGCCAGACAGAGCCGAACGCGGCAGAGTCAGGGTAGCGGTAGTCGTCCTTCGGCCCGTTCTCGAAGATCACCGAACGAGCGCGGTTGCGGGCCGCCTCCATGTTCGCCCGCAGCGAGTGGCAGGTGCACTCGTGGGTTGGGTTCTGGTTCGTGTATCGGTCGATGAAGTTGATCGGCCAGGTGTCGTACCGATCGTTGTCCCGGGCAGCGTCGGCCCAGTCGCGCGGCTCGATCCAGAGCGAGTCCGGAAACTCGCGGGCCGCGTCGCCGCACGCGTCGCGGAGAACGTCGTCGGTGTCCTCGGCCGCGAGGTGGTCGGGGTAGCCGTCGTGTTCGTCCGGGAAGTGGTCGATCAGCTTTGGGTCGATCACGGGACGGCCCTCGCGATCTCGTCGGGGTCGGCCGGGGCGGGCGCGGCGGAGAGGACCGTCGAGCCCGACAGGACGACGAGGGCCGGCAGGCCGGCGTCCTTCGCCGCGGCCAGGGCCGGGCGGTACTGGTCGGGGATCTCGCCCGTGCCGTCGACCGTGTCGGCCTCGAGCAGGGTCGCGACGATGCCGCGGTCGCGGTTGAGTCTGTTCAGCGCCACGACGACGCCGGTCGGGACGGCCGTCTGATCCTTTTCGTAGACGTAGACGGCCGCGGTCGCGACGGGCGGCGTCACGATCGGCACGGTCCACGGGATCGTCGGCAGCGGCCCCGCGAGGAGGACCAGGCCGGCGGCGAAGATCAGGAGCGGTCTCATGCCCGCGGCTCCTCGGGCTTCAGGAGCTCGGCGATCAAGTCGAGCGAGAGCTTGACGGCCGGAGTCTTCCCCTGGGCCCGGAGCCGGGTCGCGAGATCGCTCACGATCCGAACGTCATCGTCGGGCGGGGGCAGGATCTTCGACCCGGTGCCGGAGGCGAGGACGCCGCGGGCCTTCTGGACCGCGAGGTAGACGGCGTAGGCGACGAGGGCGATTCCCACGGCGTACTGGGCGTACTGGATCACGAGTCGGTCTCCTGGTGCATGGCGTCGGCGATCTTGTCCACGATGGCGACGACCTCGCGGACGAGCTCGACTCCCTCGGGTGTTTTCAGGACGGCGGCGAACCGCGAGGCGAGCCGGTCGTCGAACTTCGTTCCGGTCTTCTCTGCGAGCCACTCGGCCAGGTCGCCGATGACAACGGCCCGCTCCCGCGCGTCGAGCGTGTCCGAGATCCGCCGCAGGTAGCCGACGAGCGGCGACCACGCGTGGAGCGTCCGGATCTGGTCGACGAGCGGGATCGGCATGGTCACTTCCCGCGGAGGACGGAGAGGTACTGCTCGAGGACGCCGCCGGCGATCGCCAGGACGAGCGTCCGCACGGCGGGCCGGACGAGGATCCAGAGCGGGTAGACGGTGGCCGGGATCGCGAAGTCGGCCACCGCGTCGAACAGCCGGCCCACGGCGTCGAGAGCGAAGGCCTTCTTCTCGGGGCCGGTCATCGTCTTCACGTTGTCGAGGAACGGCACGACAAGACGGAGCAGGGCGAGCAGCAGCTCGCCGAACTCTCCCCACGTCAGGCCGTCGGCGGCCCGGGCCTTCGCGGTCTGGATGAACGCGTAGACCTGGTCGATCAGGCCCTTCTCTTCGGCGGCGGCGTTGGTTGCGGCGGCGGCGGTCGTCATCGTTTTCGTCTCCAGACGGCGTTGGCGGGGACGACCTGGCGGCGACGCTGCCGGCAGGTCTGGCATTCGACGTATCGGACCTGGCGGTCGCCGGCCCGCTTGCTCGATTCGACGCGGCAGCGGCCGCCGCAGGTGGGGCAAGTGCTGGTCACGCGAGGACCCCCAAGACGACGACCTCGACGACCGCGACCCACTGGTAGGTGAGCGAGACGGCCGAGCCGGTGGCGGTGGCCGCGGCCGAGAGGACGACGGCCGTGCCGCTCGTGATCTCGGTGACGGTCGTCCCGGCCGGGATGCCGGTCCCAGAGACGGCCATGCCGACAGCCAGGCTGGCCGTGGACGAGATCCCGGTCACGGCCGTCGAGCCGTTCGTGGTGTTGCCGGCGGTGACGACCGCGGTCGCATTGTTCGTGACGCGGAGCGTCTTCGACGTGGTCGTCGTCGGCAGGCCGGCGACCGGGGCGTAACTGACCGCGACGCCGCTCGCCCCGACCCGGTAGGCCGTGACCTGCGTCCATCCGTTCGTGCCGCCCTGGTCCACGGTCAGCGTTGCGCCGGGCGACGTGTTGCGGATCAGGAGTTGCTTGACCGCAGAGAACCCGGTGTAGGCATAGGCCCCGAGGATCAGCGACTCCAGGCCGCGGAGGTCGAGCGTCACCACTCCGGCGGCGTTCAGCGTCAGCGTCCCGGACCAGTAGCCGTTCGCCTGGCCCGAGGCCGTGCCGTTGACCAGGTCGGTCCGGAGCGTGGCCTCGCGCGACAGGGTCAGGTCCCCGTCGACGAAAACCGACTTGTACTGGACCGATCCGTTGTGCGTCAGCGTAGGCATTCGGTTCCCCTGGTCAGCCGGCGTTGATCCTCATTCGGGCGACCGCGGCCGCGGCGGCGGCCCGGGCCCCAGCGAGCGACGAGACCTTGACGGACCGCGACGCGGTGCCGGTGGCCCCGGGGGCCGCGACGATCCCCTCGGGGTAGTCGTCGACCCAGACATCGACCGCGAGCCCGGCCGCGGCGGCCGCGTCGCGCTTCTGCGTGGCTGCCCCGCAGAGGATCAGGTCCGATACCTCGAGGTCCGCGAACGCGAGCCGCAGCTCCTCGCGGTTCGCGTCGTCGTTCTCGCGTCGGCTGATGCAGACGACGCGGTTCCCTGCGTTGGTCGCCATCGACACGAACGACCGCCAGAGGCCGGGGGCCGCGGTGAACGTCCGGTCGTAGTCGAGCGAGATCAGCAGCCCGCGGCCTTGCTCCCGGTGCTGGACGAGCCCGCGGGCTGCCTTCCATGCGGTGAGGGAGCGAAGGCCGACGGAGCTGTTCGGATAGGCGGCGTGGGTCACGGGCGACACGTCGAAGATCGCCGCCTCGGAGATCGTCCGCGTGACGTTCCCGGTCGGGTCCTCGTCCCACGACTCGCCCCGGGCGTCGGTCAGCGAGAACGCGAACGACGACCCGAGGATGTAGCGATCGCGGACCAGCGGCAGGACCTCGGCCGTGGTCGGCGTGCCGACGGGCGGAACGGCCCGGTACATGAGGCCCTTCGGAGTCTCTTCGAGCGTCAGTGTTCCATTGGTCGTCCGGCCGAGGACCGAGGAGTCCTGGTGGTTGTACTTTGCGACCACGTCGGCCTGGCCGCGGGGGTCGTTCGGCGAGCGGTCCAGATACTTCCGGAAGGCCCCCGGCATGAACCGCTCCTTGAACCCGCCGAGGTCGACCGACCACTTGTTCCATGGGGGAGCCATGCCGACAATCACCGGGCGGCCGTCGTCGCGCGACTCCAGCCGGAGCTCGACATCGGGGTCGTCGGCCTGGGAGAGGTAGCGGGTCTCGATCTGGTGCGACATCGTCAGGCCCCCATCGTGGCATCGGGCGTGGTCTGCGGATCGGCTGGAGTCGGGTCGGCCGGCGGCGCCGTGTCGGTGGCGGCGGCCGGCGGCTCGCCTCCGGCGGCCCCGGCCTGGGCGGCCGCGGCGTCGAGCGTGGAGAACCCGAGCTGGACGTAGGTCTGGTTCGCGGCCTCGGTGTCGAGCAGCTCGAAGTCTTCGCGATCGCGGATCTCGTTCGGCGTGATCGCGCCCATGTTCCAGAGCGACTGATAGAGGGCGGCCCGGCCGGCGGTGTCGGCCCGCAGGATCCCGCGGGTGTCGAGCTTCGCGTAGACGTTCTCGCCGTAGACCGGCTGGAGAGCCATGTCGATCGGCGACTCCATCCGGCGGGCCCACGGCAGCAGGCACCAGACCTGGGCCGACAGGTGCTCCTGCTCGACCGTGCTGTACTTGTTCATCTTCGCGTCGCCGAGGAGCGTCGACGGAACGCCCCAGTGACGGCAGACATCCGGCAGGATCGCGTCGCGCAGCTCTTGGAACTGCGAGGCCTCCATCGAGTTGCTCTCGATCGGCTTGAGCCGTGTCTTCTTCGGCAGCACGGCAGCCCGGCCGCGGTTCGCGGCACCGCCGTAGGCTTCCTGGAGCATCGAGCGAATCGCGTCGACCGCTGCGTCGGGGACCTTCTCGTCCGTCTCAAGGACCATGTCGGGCCGGGCCGAGTTGCTCCAGAACGCGGTGGCCGCGGTGTCGAGCTGGCGGGCCAGGTTGATACTCGTCGCGTTCATCTCGGCCGGGGCGTGGCCCACGATGCCGTTGTCCGAGATCCACCGCCAGTGGAGGACGCGGTCGGTGAGCGGCTCCCAGATTCCCTTGTCGTTCCAGAACTTGTAGGTGAGCGTGTAGTCGGCCGCGGACTGCTCGACCTTCACGCGGGAAGGGTGGAGCGGGATCAGTTGCGTCATCCAGCCCCGCTCGCCCGAGACCACGCGGGCGTAGCCGTTGCCGTGGAGGGCGGTCCAGTAGGCCTGGAGGGTGTAGAAGTCCCAGGCACTCTGCCAGACGTTCGGCCGCTTCCGCAGCGTGTAGGCGGCGGGGATGTCGGCCTTTTGCTTCCGGCCGTCCGGCAGCTCCTGCATGATCTGCATGGGGCAGATGCCGACGGCCTGGGCGATCCAGCGGACGACGCCGAAGATCGACGAGATCCGGACGGCGGTCTCGGGCCCGACGGCCGACGGCAGGATGTCGCCCCACATGCCGGGGACGGGGAGCGAGGTCCGCCGGAGTTGGATAACGCGCGGGGCCGCGGCGGCCTTTGCCGGAGTCCGGCGGCGGCTGCCGCGGCCTCCAGTGGTGACCGCGCGTGGATTCTTGGGGCTGGGCATGTCCGCCAGTTTCCCCCGCGATCCCCCGGCAGAATCTCGGCTAGATGAGCCGGATCTTCCAGTCGTCGAGGTTCGCGGCCTCGCCCGTGTCCTCGTCGGTGGAGGCGAGGGCGAGCCCGTTGACGAGAGCGGCGATGCCGTCGATCTTCTCGTTCGACTTCGCCTTGTCGGGTTTGATCATTCCCGTGGGGTCCATGTAGACGCAGACGTTGTTCGCATTGAAGGCGGCGACCGGGTTCGCCCCGTGCCGGAGTCGGCCCTCGACGACCAGGGCCTCGAGCAGTTTGCACGGCGCGTTGAGGTAGCTCGTCCGCTGCGGGATGTCGCGGGT